AGTGGGTTGAAAAAGTTATGAGAACCGAAACATGGGAAGATGTTGTTGAAGTTACCGATGCTCTTTATGAGTGGTGTAAAGAAAACGAATCTGAAACCGATAATAGTTACGGCGATTTCGATGAAAATGATGAAGATGATTGGAATGAAGATTATGACCCCGATGATTATGAAGAAGATGAAAATATTTCTCCTATTGGTTCCGGTTAAAAAAAATCGGATGATGACTCTGAAAAATCAGAAGAAAATAAAACCAAACCTTCTTCTAAGTCAAACGAAGATTCTGATGAAGAAAAAGACGGTTCGGAAACCTCTTCAAATAATTTTGAAGGTGGAAAAAGTGATCCATTCAGTGATAACAGAGAAGATTTTGCTGGTGGTTCTAATGATAATAACGAACCAACTTCAATGACTGATGAAGCTTTTAGAGAAAATGAAAAAGAATTATCAGACATGAGCGATAATGTTAGTGTTCCTAAGTATTTGACTTTTCCTAAAATCAATACATCTTCAATTGTTGTTGACCATAAAGTTATTCACGAAGAATTGAACAATTATTACAATAAAAATGAAGGTGCTGTAGATACTGGAAACGAAATGTTGAAAACGTTCAAAAAGAACAATGGTAAAATGATTAGTTACATGGTCAAAGAGTTTGAAATGAAGAAAGCTGCTGATATTCATCGTAGAGCATATACTTCTAAAAGAGGCACTCTTGATATGAATAAGATTCACGCTTACAAGTATAGTGATAATATTTTTCGTCAAATCACAAACTTGCCAGAAGGTAAGAATCATGGTATGGTGATGTTCATAGATTGGTCTGGTTCGATGCACGGATATATGAAAGACACCATTGAGCAGTTGATAAACTTGACTATGTTTTGTCAGAAAGTTCAGATTCCATTTGAAGTGTATGCTTTTACTGACCATTACCGAGATTATAATTGTGATGATGATAGAAATAATCATCATTGGTCACGAAACCGCGATTCTGGTTATGATGAAACTTCTGCTGGAAAGAAAATATCAAACTACAAGAAAAATGATTTGATAATCAGTCAGCACTTACGTTTGATGACATTATTTTCTTCTAAAATGAAAGGTCGAGAATTGACAGAAGCATATAGAAACATATTGTTGGTTGGTGACACGTTTGCAAATTATTATGGTTATAGAGACAACCCTTACTTTGGAGCTCCAAACAACTTTTCTCTAAGTGGAACTCCGTTGGATGCAACAATTCTTTGTGCTAAAACGATTGTAGAAGAATTCAAGACAAAGACAAAAGCTCAAATCGTTAATGTCGTATTTCTAACCGATGGTCAAAGTAATCGTTCCAATGAGTTTCTTGGTGACGATGGTTGCACACAACATATAGATCGAAAAAATTTACATATTGATGACCCTGTAACCAGAACAAGAATTTATCCTAATAGAGAAAGTGGAAAACTAATGGATACCACTTCAATTTTCCTTTTAGCTCTCAAAAAACAATTAGGAATAAATCTTCTTGGATTTTTCCTGACTTCTGGTTCTGGTAGAAGAACTGCTGGAAATATGTCTTATATAATGGAAAGATATCCAAGAGATGAAGAAATTACTAAGTTTCGTAAAGAAAAGTTTTTGATTGAAACAAAAACTTCTTATGATGAACTCTACATTATCAATACAAAAGGTCTTGAAATTGATGAAGTAGACCACATGGATGCTGTTGAAGTCGGTTCGACTAAAGCACAAATCCGAAGAGCATTGAAAAAGAACACCAGCGGTAAATTACAGAATCGTATGTTACTCAATGCATTTATCAAAAAAGTCGCTTGAAGTGAAGAAAAAACTTGACAAAGAGTAGATGATTTGATATAATATAGTTATGGAATGAGAAAAGATGACTTTTCTCTTATTGTGAAACCCTCCCACACGGAGATTATTTGTTATGAAAAAAATTAAACTGTCCCCAGCAAAAATAAAATTTGTGAAATGTGCTCAATCTCTATACGGAGAAGAGTCGGTCATTTCTAAAAAACAAGTTCAAGATGTGACTAGTAATCACAATTTGGGTTTGCCAAGTTGGTTTACGCGTTCACCCTTTACAGTTAATCGGGGTATGTATAAACTTCCCAATTTAGATGGAAATTTGGATATTGAAGTTACAACTATTCCAAGTGTAACCAAGTCTAGTTCAAAAAGTATAGTAGCTTTTGCTAAACCAGAAAAAAGAGAAACACCAGAAATGGTATCAAACGTTATTGAATTTCCTAAAAATACCGAATCTTATGTTCCCGATAAAGTTGGTGGATATGTAAAATTTGGTCATTACAATGATGTGAAAACTATCAAAAAAGCTGGTAGTTTTTATCCTATCTTCATTACTGGTTTGTCTGGAAACGGCAAAACCATGATGATTGAACAAATCCACGCAGAACTAAAACAAGAACTTCTCAGAGTCAACATTACTATTGAAACTGATGAAGATGATTTGATTGGTCATTACGCTCTAATTGATGGTCGAACAGTTTGGCAAGACGGACCAGTTACTATAGCAATGGAACGTGGTGCTACTCTTCTTCTTGATGAAGTTGATTTAGCATCAAACAAAATTATGTGTTTACAACCTGTTCTGGAAGGAAATCCACTTCTTATCAAAAAAGAAGGTCGAGTGATTCGCCCCAAAGCTGGTTTCACAGTTATGGCAACTGCTAACACTAAAGGTAAAGGTTCAGAAGATGGTCGCTTTATCGGAACTAACATTCTGAACGAAGCATTCTTGGAAAGATTTCCTATTACTCTGGAACAGGAATATCCTACCATAGCAACCGAGAAAAACATCATAAACAAGTTGATGGAATCTCTTGGATGTCCCGATGAAGAATATGCTAAAAAATTGGTTGATTGGGCAGACTTGATTCGTAAAACCTTCTATGATGGTGGAGTTGATGAAATTATTTCTACCCGCCGATTGGTTCATATTGTAAATGCTTTTTCAATCTTCAAAAATAGAATGAAATCCATCTCAATGTGTGTAGCTCGTTTCGATGATCAAACCAAAGACACTTTCATGGATTTGTATTCCAAGTTGGATGAAACTGTTACTCTGGAAGAAACTGAAGAAGTTGAACCAAGTTTCCAAGAAGTTGAAGATTACTCATAATATATAACATAGGGTGTTGTTCAATCGATCAACATCCTATTATCATATCTAGTGAATTATAATGGAGAATAATGGAAGTTAAATTACCTGTCGAGGAATTGCGAGAAAATAAAATAATGGTTTGTACGCCGATGTATGGTGGAATGTGTTCTGGAATGTATTCTAAAGCATGTGCTGACCTTGCTACGGTAGCAACAAAGTATGGAATGGATTTGAAGTTCTTCTATCTTTTCAACGAGTCATTGATTCCACGAGCAAGAAACTATTTGGTTGATGAGTTTATGAGAAGTCATTATACTCATTTGATGTTTATCGATGCTGACATACACTTTGACCCGAATGACGTATTGACACTAGCTGCTCTTGATAAAGATATTATCGGCGGACCTTATCCTAAAAAATGTATTGCTTGGGAAAAAGTTCGGAACGCTGTTGATTCTGGATTAGCAGATGAAGACCCAAATGTACTGGAAAAATATACAGGAGATTATGTTTTCAATCCAGTAGAAAACACACACAAGATACAAATATCCGAACCTGTTGATACATTAGAAATCGGAACAGGGTTCATGATGATTAAGAAACAAGTATTCTTGGATTTCAAAGACGCGTTTCCACAATTTAGTTACAAACCAGATCACAATCGCTCTGAACATTTCAAGGGTGATAGAAATATTCATGCTTACTTTGATACTGTAATTGATTCAGAAGCATATCTTGGTAGTGTGTCAGGTGGCAGTGACCGATATCTTTCAGAAGATTATTTCTTTTGTCAATTTGCTAGAAAAATGGGATATCAAATATTTCTTTGTCCGTGGATGGAGTTAGGACATATGGGTTCATACGTCTTTACTGGTTCAATGGCAAGTCTCGCAAATCTAGAATTTGCATCACATGGAGCAGACCCCGCAAAAGTGAGTAATCATGGAAAACGAAGAAAAAAAACAAATTCAAAGAAGAAACGAAAATGAAATTGATTATGTTTTCGATGAGGGTAAGTATTTAAGTGAAATTTGGGATTCAATTGATAAAACCTATACTTCACATTACGCTCAAAACAAAATACAATCAACAGAATTTATTGCTGATTCGGGACACGGAGAAGGGTTCTGTATCGGAAATATAATTAAGTACGCTCAACGTTATGGTAAGAAGGGTGGATTTAATAGAAACGACTTGACAAAAGTCGCACATTATGTTATTATTATGTTATACTTACATGATAATTATTACAACCGTGAATCTCAAGGAGAACACAATGAAGTTAAGTGAAAGCACAGTATCGTTCCTAAAGAACTATGCTAACATCAATCAAAGTTTAGAATTTCGTGAGGGTAGCACTCTCAGAACTGTATCCCCTCTAAACACAATTCTAGCCTCTGTTGAAATCGGAGAAGATTTTCCTAAGACGTTTCCGATTTACGAATTGAATCGTTTTCTTGGAACTCTTTCTTTATTCAAAGACCCCGAACTAGTTTTTTCGGAAAGTAGTGTATCCATAAAAGATGGTAGTCATGAATCGACATATCATTATTGTGGTAGTAGTTCAATGTTTCAGACTCCACCTGAGAAAGAAATTGACTTTCCAGATGCGGAAGTTTCTTTTGAGTTGTCTGAAGAAATTTTTAAGAAGACTATCAATGCTGCTAACACTCTTGGATTACCAGAAGTTGTTGTTCAGGGTGATGGAAAAGAAATTTATATTCTCGT